ATATATTCCCGCCGTTAGTATATCTAGCGAATTTTATATTTATTGGTTGTTTTTCTATTTTAGCTACAGGCCTGTATAAGTGTCTATTACAAGCCATCACAGCTAAGCCAGAACTTATAGCGGCATCAAACTTTGTTCTTTTGTTTATATCGAACTTAGCCCAATCATTTAGTGTTTTATTAAAATACATGTCTCCATACTGAGAGTCTGATTTTAATCCAACATATTTATCTATGTAAGATTCTATAGCTGCAGCGTGAGCTTGCTTTATGTCCTCACTAGAGTTTGGTATTCCACCTATCTCTTTTTCAGCTACAGATAACTTATTCCAAAGCTTGTCAGGTCTATTCATTGAATAGCCCCTGTAACCTCTTCTTTTTAAATAATATAAAAGTCTTGGTTTGTTATTTTCCGCAAGCAAAGGCATGCCATAAAAAACCAAAGCCATTAATACATCTTCAAAAAATATCTCAGCGGTTTGTGGTCTAGCTATGTATTCTAAAAAAAATGTATTTGGCGGAGCGTCTTCCATTGAAAACTTAGTTAAACCATGCAAAGCACCTTTAGATCCTTTACCATCTACTGTTCCAGATATATCGTAACTGTCACAACCAAAAGCACCTATGTGTTCGTTTCCTGGGTGCTTAATACCATTTTTTACTATTTGTTTATTTTGTAAATCATAACTAGGAACCCAAGTTATATTAAAATTACCGTTTTGATTTGGCACAAACTTTACTCTAGTGTCTTTTATACCATTTTCCCATTGAAAACTACCTGTCGTTACTACGCTTGTATTTCTTAGGTCTTCGTTATAATCTATTTGCTCATATATTTTAACTAAGTTAAATATACTGTTTTTAGTTTCGTCTCTAAAAGCATGCTCTTCAGTCCTTGGAAACTGTCTATAAAATTCATTTAAAGCGTCTTGGTCACTTCTAAGGCCATCTGCTTCATTGTCCCAGTGTTCTATAACGCCAACATCAATTAAATCACCGTGTGGTCCCTCAGTTGGTTCTTGCGGAGTATTGAAAACAGGGTGTCCATAAGAATCAATGAATCCTTCGTAGTTCCACTCCATAGGTATGAACAAAGAATATAATCCTGAGCTAGTCTGTCCATTCCTATTTCGTTTAGTAACATCGGAGTTGTAATATAGTTTTTTAAAATTTTCTCCACCTTTATCTAAAGCGTTTGACGTTGAACCCATCATACACTTACCTATAATTCTAGAACCTAGTCTTAAGCAAGTTTTTGTTACACGCCAGTTATTTAATATATTATCAGGTCTTTCCCATTTACCACTTTCATCGTGAACTAGTAAAGCTAATTTTTCACCATCATAACTATTATCTCCCGTGTTCTTCCAGTCAATAGTAGTGTCTAGTCCCTGTAGTATTTCTTGCTCTTTTTTTGCTTGTATTGACTTTTTTGTGAGTCTACTGGCTGGTATTCTATAGGCAAGTTCTGTTTTGGGCCTATCCATACCGTCCTGGATGGGTTTGAAAAAGAACGGGTAGTTGACTGATATTGGAACGACTTTATCTGTGAACATTTTCTTAGCATCGGCTCCAGACTTAGACAAGATACCGTACCGTGCATCTGACGTAATTGTCGCCATATTAACGGTTTCTGCTGAAGACATGAACGAAAATCCTGAACGACGGTTTTTAAGATAACACATTCCGTAAGATCGTGAGTCTGCTTTACAAGCTTCCCAGAATATAAAGAATAATCTGTTTGCTTCTCTAAAATCTGGCTTCCCAACATCAATCTTGGACCACTGCAAGTACATAAAGTGAGTGCCAGTAATGTAAGTAGCCACACCTCTATTATAGAACCAATGACCTTCTTCTCGTTTTTTAAACTCATTATCAATGTAATTTTCCCATTTAGCTTTAAACTCGTCTGGATAATCTCTCCATTCAAATATACTATTGATGTTTTTAAGCTCTTTAGGGTACTCTTTAGCCTCCCACCTATTACTACCTTTGATTAAATTTTTTGGCTCTTTAGGGAGTGCTATTTTAAGACCTTGTATTTCGTATATTTCACCTATTTGACCTGTCTTACTAATAACTACAATATCATTTTCTTTATTGTAGCCGTAATTCCATTTTTTAGATTTATTAAGTCTTTTTAGTGTATTTATTTTTACAGGTTCAATTATTTTGTATAAACTCTGCTTGTACATTATCTAGACCTCCTTTCTGCGAAACCACTAAAAGTTTTTTTACTTTCTTCTTTTGGCTTGTTATCTAAAACAGCTTCTTCTTCTTGTATTCTTGTTAGTATCTCAAAAGCATCAAATATAGCTAGTTTTTTAGTTGCGGCGGCGTTTTTAAGCCTGTCAGCTGAAACATCATCTTCTGTGTTAGTAATAATTTTTTCTTCAGCAACTTTTATTAGTTCCTCAACTGCTTTGTGACCAGCTTGGATTATACTCTTTTTCGTTTCCTTGATATTCATATTTAATTGTAATAAGTCTATTTGGAACTCTGTATAGTCTTTCATTTTCTATAAAAAACTCGTATTCAGCCCCGGGTTTAAAAGAAACTAATGTGCCTTCGTCTATGTAGCCATCGCTATGCTTTACAATGCCTTTACCAGTAATTTCATTATTTAACTTAAACATATCATCATCTTGCAAAGGTTTGATAAAAGAAAAACCACTTGTAGCTTTCCATTTACCATCTCTTTTGTAAGCATAAACCTGATCTTGTTGCGCAAAGAATAAATCTTCTTTAAAATAGCTTTTACTGTTTTTCTCTTCGCCTCTTACATTATAAAACCTTCTAAATACATTATGATGCAATATAACTTCATCTCCTGGTTTTAATTCACTGCAAACAGCTAGTGGCACAGAAACAACAACACCATGCCTACTTACGTATTGATGATTTTGCATTTCTGTATTTAGTATTAACTCAGATTCATCAATTTTAATCTTATTGTTGTTTCTTTCATCAAACGGTTTAACTATAAAGTTAAATAAAGCGTTCATTAATATTCTAAATTATATTCAACTGCAATTGCCATGTTTTTATTAAAATCTTTCCACGGCAGTATCTCATCATTTTTCTTAATATAAATAGAGTACTTGGTGTCTTCTTCTATTATATTTTCTATAATATGACCGCCATACACTTCCTGTCCAACGGAGTAGTGCATGGCATCATTTTTATAATCTCTTCCTATACTAATCTTCCTTACTAGACTCATTTTTTGCAATTTTACCATCATTGATATCAATGCTAACATCCCCGTAAGTTTCTCTTAATTCATCTTGAAACTTTTGAAGATCTTGCTGAACGTTTGATATACTATGTAGCAGCCCGTGCTTTTCAACTTCTAGCTCGCCTAGTTTTAATTGATGCTGATTATAGTTCTTTACTAAATCTTGAAGCTTAGTTAATTCGTCTTTTTTAATTTTCTTTGCCATTATATTAAATTTAATTGTTTTACATATAGTTAAGTATTACGTATTTACGTATTACTTTAATTTTCTATTGTCATAGTTACGGAAGTTGGATTTTCTAATTCAGCTATTTGTGAAGCAATGCTGTCTTCAATAGCTTTAACTTGTTCTTCTACCATTGCGTCTTTTACCCAACCAACAACAACTTCGTTAGTTAGTTCGTCAAAAGGTATAAAAGGTGTTTCAGGATCTAAAGTTACTACTTGAGTTCCAATATTACTAACTGAATAATCTTCTTTTGTTCCTGTCACAATCCAGTGCACGTTATACACTACATTTGTTTCACCTTCTTCTTGAGGGTGCACATCTACTGTTTTACAATTCCAATCGTATGTAATCATTGTTTTTTTATTTATTTATTTTAAAATTCTAGGTATTATTAAAGTATCTATTACTTTTCCTTCTTTAGGGTCTAAAATTTCATACCTAACGGTCTCTTCGCATATTGTCATGTTCCCTAGTGTTCCTAGGGTTTCACCTTTACAACCAAATATCGTTGTTGAGCTACCTTGCCCATCTTTTCCGGCTGGTCCTTGCGGCCCTTGTGGTCCAGTTGCTCCTGTAGCGCCAGTTGCGCCGGTGTCGCCTTTAGGTCCTTGCGGTCCAGTAGCTCCAGTTTCTCCTTTTGACGCGGCATATGATGAATCTTTACCAAAAGCATCTTTTATAAATGTGTGAAGCTCTTCTAGATCTAATCTAATATTTTCTATTTCTTTTAAAAAATATTTTGTATTTTCATAGTTTGCACCATCATTTATAACATCTGTTATATCTGTTATTGATGCTATATCTGACGCTATTGTAGAAGGTACAACAATTTCTCCATTAGCATCTTTATAAGCTCTTGTAGTGTCTCCGCTTTTATAAAGTTTCTTGGTTCTTATGTTGTCGTTTATATTAGCCATATTATGTGATATTATATTCTACAATTATCTGAGCTGATGCTCCGCCTATGTTTCCTGTACCTCCACTTGTTTGTGCTAAAATTCCTATAGAATCTCCTTCGCTAAATGTAAAATCAGAATTAGCGAAATTGTATGTAGCAGTAAAACTTGTTGATGCGCCTCCTGTTACAGTAGCAGTATACTCTGTTGTGCTAACTGTTCCATTAACTTCTTTTTTAAATTTCATTCCTGTGGCTGTTGGTGTTGTTCCGCTTATATGTCTTAATATAATTTTTTTAACTCTTCCATCGTAAGCGGCTGCCATTCTATTAAAATAATCAGGAGTTGAAGAAAATATTGTAGTGTTGTAAGGTATATAGTTGTAATTAGTATTAGCAGACTTCATTAATGGCGTACACGTTATAGTGTTTTTAATATAACCTTTATAAGCGTCTGTAGTTGCTGTTGCTTTTACGGTTCCATTAACTTCTAGCTTTTCGCCTGGATTGGTTACTCCAATTCCAACATCTCCGGCATTGTCAATACGCATCCTCTCAGATCCATTATTTATTACTTTAAAATTTTGCCCGTCTAATTTCAATGCATTTTCAGTATAACTATTCCAATAAACAAGCTGCATACCTGTAGCACCTGGATTTGCATCCCACCTAAGTTGACCCCTCGGAGGTGAACTGGAGTTATACTGGGTAGCCTCGATCATCCATGCAGGATAAGTGGAATTATGGTTTAGTCTAATCGTGGGGGTTGCATTTGTGGGGCTCTGCACATGAAGCTCTGCTTGAGGATCATCTGTTCCAATTCCTAATTGCCCGGCTGTATCAAGCGCTGCCACAACAGCCCCTGCACTGTTAGAAAACTGTGCTATGTCTTTATTATTACCTCCACCCTGTACTTTAATACCAACTGATTGCGTTGATCTAACATTAAGAGCATCGCCAGAAGTATATATATCTAATTTAGCAGCCGGTATGCCCGTGACTCCCATACCAATACTCGTGCCGCTAGTTCTAAATATTTCACTACCGGAATATTTAAAAACGTGAACGCTATTAGAATTGTACTCTAGCATATTGCTAACGTCAACCCACTTCACATGAGCCGGCTGCGCTGTATAAGTTGAATTATTACCAAAATAAACGCCCGAAACGCCATATGTGCCTGTTACAAGATTTAAAGTAGCGGTGCCACCAAAACCCCCGCTGGTTGCACTTTGTATTCTAACCTCCTCGACGCTATTAGAACTGAAGGAGGTGCTACCTACATGCAATTTTGTGCTAGGACTAGTAATACCAATCCCGACGTTGCCTGAACTGTTTATACGTATTCTTTCGCCACTATTACTGTAAAGTGTTAATGCATCACCAACGCTGCCAATACCTTGCAACGAACCAGATGTAGCGCTATCCATTATAGATAAATATGCAGTCCCATCCGTTGACTCAAATCTCGCAACCTCGTTAGTGCTTCCGCTATTAACGTGTAACTTTTTAGCTGGACTAGTCGTACCAATCCCCATACGGCCATTAGTCTCATCTAAGTGAACAACCGTAGATTCTGTAGTGTATGTAGGTGATCCAACCCATATCTTACCAGTTGTAAGGTTAGGCACATCATTAGTACGCATAATGGTTGACACAGCTAAAGATCCTGAATTTGCAGAACTTATTCTACCAACCTTACCAACGTTTTGTATTAAGTTTCCACTACCTGTAGGTTTTGTTCTTGTAAGACCACCACCTGCTTTTACGTATACTGTATCATTTGAAGATGGCGTACCATCACTAGTTGATAGTGGGTCTGTGGTTAGATTTTTAAGTACACCAGAAACAATAACAAATCCTTCTGCATTTAAACCTAAATCTGTTTCTGCTAACCCAACCGCTGGCATTTTAACGGAATCACTAGCGTCAGCTTTAGCAATTTGAATTATAAAAGAAGTACCTACTGTACCGGTTATATATACAGGGTCACCTTTTGAAATAGCAACCCCAGAAGTGTTTTTACAAGCAATGTGAACTTGTTCCGATTCTCCAACAGAAACTGCTGCTGGGTCTACCCAACTTGTAGCTGTACCAGTAGACGATAGTAAATAACCAGAGGTTCCAGTTGAATTACTACCATCTACTAATCCGGCATCAAGTTCTACATTTGTTAAAAACTTATTAGCCATAAATTATATTTTATTTTATTATCCTATTTTCTGCACCAATACTCTAATTGAATTAGTTGGAGTAGAAGCAAAAGTTATTGTAAGCTGTGTAGTGGATGTTCTTTCTACATCAGCGTAAACTGTCTCGTATGTTACAGTGTCGTAAAGTTGAACAATTACGTCTCTAGTTGCTGCAAATCCCGGTGGGTAGTTAACAGCACTTGTGTCTGTAATAGTTGCAGAAAAAGAATTAAGTGCGTTTGTTTCAGTATTTGTTACTGTAGCTGTACCATTAACATAAGATACAGATATACCAGTTCCAGCCGCTACATTACCAATACCAACTTGAGATGCACTTGCTAAATCAATATTGTTTTGAACGGTTGTCCAATCGGCTAAAGCGCTTGGGTCATCTACTTCAGCTATAAGTACATCACCAACTCTTAATTGCTCACCGAAGAAAGTACCATCATCTGTAACCGTGTAAGTCCAACCTTTTTCAATACTATTTGGAGAAGTTGTTAGATCAGGCGAGTTTAGGTTTGCGTCATATCCACCTTGGTACACTAAACCACCAACCGTAGCCGCGTCAACATAAGCTTTTACCGCCGCAGATGTAGGTAATGTTGTATCGTTGTCATTGTTTTCAATACCTTCACTTTCTATTACTATAGCGCTAGCGTTAAAGTTAGCAACATCTAAAACACCATTTGCAACTGTAGTTGAAATACTTGTTGTTCCAGATCCTGTAACTTCACCTGTCAATGTTATTGCCTCATTTCCTTGTAAATATCTACCATCTAAATCTACCGTTACATTAGATTGATTCTGTACAGTGGCTGTTAAAACACCGTCATTAGTATTAAAGCTTAAACCTGTTAAATAATCGTTGTCATTTTCACTAGCTGGTATAGTTACTGTAGAGACATCAATAGCTGTTACGTGACCTGTAGCATTTGTAGTTACACTTGTTACAGCTTCAAAAGTTCCTCCATAGCCTGGAGCGTCAGTAGAAGTTGTGTCTGTTCTAGTAGTGGTGTCGTGATCGAGAGTAATAGTCGCATTAGCAGCTTGGTTAAGCGTAAAACTGCCTCCTGTTAATCCTGTTGATAAATAAGTACCAGCTGATATAGTTATTGTACTATCATTGACTATTTCATCTAGAGAGCTTAAATCTACAGTCCCACTAAATGCATTACCAACCCCCGTGAAAGTTAAATCCGTACCAGACAAGGCAACATTACTAACATAGTCAGTTGTGTGTGTTCCTTCTGAAAGTTGAATCCACGCGGTGCCATTATATAAATATAAATGTTTATCACCAGTTGAAGAGTCATAATAAATTTGACCTTCTACAGGTGTTCCTGGCGCCGTGCCAAGTGGGTGTATTACTGCATTCTGTAATTCGTTATTGTTAAGATTAATGTTAGATAAATACTTTGCCATTGTTTTTTAGTTTAAATACGCCTTACCTGAGAACGAGGCGTTGAATGTTATTGTTAGTTCGTTTGTGTTAGTATATTGTATATCGCCAATAACCACGTTGTTTCCAGAATCCACTACTGATACTGATGGAAATTTATCTAGATTGTGAGTTATAGTCCATGTATTTGATGCTGACAACCGCGTGTATGTAAAATGTTTGTCGCCTGATTGTGACACTGGTACAGGTACCGCAGCAATACCATAATATTCTTCAGATACCAAACTACCATTATGCTTAACTAAAGTAAAATTAGCATCATAAAAATCTGTTTCAATAGTATCTTGTATTAAAGAATCTAATCTATATACACCAAAATTATTTAAGTCGTCAACTTGAGCGAGCATTATATACTCTCCAACTAACGACTGTAAATATTGTAATATTAATTTGTCAGCTGCTGAAAACTTACTTACTTTAATTGTTGTTAAAGCTGAAAAGGCAGTGTTATTACCGCCCCCGAATTCAAAACTAATTGATCCAGCTTTTCTTCCGCCAATTAAATCTGTTTGAAAAAAGAAGTTGTTTTGACCCAATATACCTATTGAGCCATGCTCATTAAATAAATCAGCTATAGACTGTGCAGTAAAGTTTTTAGTTGTACCACCATTAGAATCTGTACCAATCCATTTATCTAGTAGCTGTACTACCGTGTCTATCGCATATGTACTAATTCTAGCCATTTAGTCTTTATTTGTTATAGCTTTAGCCTTTTCCCAAGTTCTACCTACAAAATAAGCTCCATAAACCGTTACAAGTAATGTTTGAAATATTGGTATATATTCTTCAGCTATACGAAACTCACCTATATTACCATCAAAAAAAGCACAAACAGTAAAGATAACAGTAAGGTATATAAGCACCATAGGTCTTATATTCTTAGATAAAAAACTATCAGATTCCATATCTGACTTCCATCTTGCTGTCACTTGCTCTTGCGCTTCTTTGTCGGCTTTCTCAAGAATTTCAGTTATTAATCTTTGCGCTTCTAACTTTTCTTCTTTGGTGGTAGTTAACTTATCGATAACGTCACCAACTTCTTTGATGACGCTACCGGTTAACCATTGCCAAATTTTTTTCATTAGAATTTAAAATTCTTTTTTACAGCTTGAATAAGGCCTTTTTCTTTAATATCTCTTTTAAATGTATTATTTATGTTCTGTTGAGTGTTTTTAGCTCTAAGCGCTTGCTCATCAGACCTTTGACTACCTCTTCTAAAAGCCCCAATCGCGCGAGAAACCATGTTTCCATCATTATTTTCATCACCCATTATGGTATCTCCACCAAAAACACCAGATGTGTTCTTTTTATTTCCAGTTTTAGGTTCTGTTTGTTTAGCCATAGAACCATACTTAGCCATTGATTTTGGAGCACCTAAACCGCGTGGTCCAATTCCTTTTCCGTTGTTTGCCATTTTAATTGTTTTGTTTGTTATAATATATAGTGCCATTCCAGTCTCCTTTAAAAATGGCTTTCATTTTTTGTTTATTTATTATCTTGTATGTAACTGAAACTCTATGGTTGTTTTCTTTGTAAAATATAGTTGTTTTAATTTTTCTATTATTAAATCTAACAACTTTTTCTTCTACTGTTTCTAAAAAGGTTGTCTTAACG